CTGATATGATGCGCTGGATAAAACGAACACGACGCTGCGACGGCATGTTTGGTAAGAAGATCACCTCTCCACCTACTGCCAAGACTATCACAGTTGTCAGCGATGTACTCAAGGTTATACCTGTGGATAATATCGAGAAACTTATCAAAGTCGTAGGGATTTCCCAAGACAGGTGAAGAAAATACAGCCTTTGTTTTGGTTGTAATCTTTTCTCGGATCTGATCTAAGTTCCAGTTAAGATCACTATAATCAATATCAACGAAGACAGGTTTCAATCCATTCTGAATAATGGGATTGATTGTAGTTGGGAAACCACATGCACAAACAATAATCTCATCACCATCCTGCCAACCAAAGTATTTCTTTAGTGCAGCAATCATGACTAGGTTCGCAGAAGAACCTGAGTTGACCATCACAGAATGCTTGAACTCAAACATCTTGGAAAATGCTCGTTCAAACTTATTGACTTCTTCACCAGCAGGTAACCACTTACCTTCTAGGAGAGTTGTAATTGCTGCAGCAACTTCACGTTCATCCCAATAGGGACCAGAATAAAAAATCTGATCCCCACGTTTCCAATTCTTATTCGCAAGATATGGAAACAGGGTTTCACCTTCACGCTGAAGTTGTGAAATAAAATTTGTTACTTTGTCGTTTACAGACATAAATCTTTGACAATAAATTCTAAAGAAAGTTTTGGTTCAAATCCAAGTGATTGAAGTTTTTTTGTGTCCATCCAGAAGTTTTCTGTCTGAACATTCTTATGGAACACGGGGGGTTCCATATTCGTAATCTTACCTTTTGACTTTATATAGTGGTTGGCAAGATGAATGATTTCACCAACGGATGTTGGTTTTCCAGATCCAATATTATAAATTTCGTTCAAGTTACCTTTGTCAATAACTAGTTTAATAGCACGACAAACATCTTGAACATGCATTATATCACGGCAATGTGATCCATGATTATAAAGTTTAATATCATGATGAAGTTTTAGTTCATCAATCAACCAAGTAATAGCATTCTTTTTCCTAGATGCTTTTTGATCGCCCGCTCCAAGAACATTACACAAACGAAGAATGCGATACTTCATTCCATATGTCTCTGCGAACGACATGATTAGTTGTTCTGCACAGCGTTTAGTAATGGAATAAAATCCTGTTGGTTCACAACGTGCATCTTCTTTTGCTGGCATGTATGGCGTTTTGCCATACACAAACCAGGAACTAATAAAATTAAATGTAATGTCTTCAGATCTACAGTGATCTAACACTTCACATAGGACTTTTAGATTAGTCTCTACATCAAGTGTAATTCTATCATGAACATTATAATTGTCAACTGTAGAGATAAAATATAGAATATCTTTTGTCTTGGGTTTGCGTTCATCACGTTGCATTTCTATGCAACCATCATACATCTTTCTAAAGTTTCCACCTACAAACCCAGTGCCACCATATAAAGAAATCATTTTTTTAGATACCAATCAACAGTCATTTTAAGTGCTTGATCAAAATCAAAGTGTGGGATCCAACCAGTTCGTTGGGTGAGTTTTTCAAAACTCATGCCATATCTTTTGTCTTGTCCAGGACGATCTTGAGATACTCCAATCAAACTATGTGGTTTACCAAGAATATCTAAAATCTTTTTGGTAACATCAATATTTCTCAACTCACATTCACCACCAATATTAAACCGATCATTCATTACACGTTGCTCTTCAAGCATCCAAATAGCACGGCAATGATCATACACATATAACCAGTCTCTAATCTGCTGTCCACCACCATACATGTAAGTTACTTCATCCTTTAGTGCATTAAAGATTACCTTTGGGATAAGTTTCTCAATGTGTTGATGAGGACCATAATTATTGCTACAGTTAGTAATGAGGTAAGGTAGTCCATAAGTGTTGTGCCAGGTTCTGACATAATGATCGGAAGCTGCTTTACTGGCACTGTATGGATTCCTGGGATCATAAGGAGTTTCTTCTGTGAATAATTCTGTGTCTTCGTATTCTAGTGATCCATAGACTTCATCTGTAGAGATGTGATGAAACTTTTGAATATCAATTGCTAGACTAGCATTTAGAAGATTGATAGTTCCTACAACATTAGATTCTAAAAATGGTCGATAGTTCTTAATAGAATTATCAACATGACTTTCTGCAGCAAAGTGAAAGACTTTGCGTGGTTTATATTTTTTAAAAATATAGTCTACATGATTTTCATTTGTAATATCGCACCAAACAAACTCAAACTGCGGATCATCAGGAATAAACCCAAGATCCGCAGCATAAGTTAGATTGTCCAGAACGATGACTTTCTCGTTAGTAACCTTCCTCATATAATGAAGAAAGTTACTGCCGATAAAACCTGCACCGCCAGTAACTAAAAACATCAGTCCGTGTAATACTCACTACCTATTCTACCATAATCATCTTCCAATCGCACAATGTCATCTTCATGACATTTATCTCCATATTGAACTTCTATAAAAAGAACTCCATCATCACCAGCAGTCATGCGGTGACGGGAGTTGATTGGAATTTGAAAATGTTTGCCAGCATACACCCATTCAGTATACTCGTTTAGTTGAACTAAACCAGATCCTTCTACAATGACCCAATGTTCCATTCGATCATTGTGGTACTGAAGGGAAAAGCGTGCGTTTGGATTTACATAAATCCGCTTCACCTTATGGTGAGGACCATCATCGATATTTTCATACCAACCCCATGGTCGCTCCCTTCGTACACATGTACAATTCATTTTCTTAGAAATAATTTTTCAGGCTCGCCACCAATTCTTTGACTGGAAATTGGAAACCAGGCGGAGAAAAATTCCCCATCCGCACCAACGGCATTTTAGAGATGACGTAAACTCATAGGGGTCATAATTGACTCCACCACTTGATTTTTAGAAAATCAAGAAAACAAATCTATCAGTTTCGCAATTTCGTTTATGGAAAAAAATCCACATAGCACTAAAACGTCGTAAAGTTTAAGTTTAATTGCAAAAGGTATTGATAGAATACCACCAACACACTTGATAAGTAATCCATAACGAAAGTCTCCCCATAACATGATTTGATAACCAACTATGAGGAGAATATTGCCTATGTATCTTAGTAGACTAGATTTAGGCATTGGGTTGCTCCCGACCAGGGTTTTTATAGTCTCTCCATGACTTACACTAGAACACCTGCGTCCATAAGATCATATTCTACATTGTCAAGGATTACGTTGTAATCTTTTTCCGCATCGTCATAGAAGTATACGTTGCGAGACTTGTAGTATTTATAAAGCTTTTCGTAAAGTTTAGGATACTCTTCATCAAGATAAACAGTTCCTTCGACGGCAGCAGTAAGTTTTTTGATGTCCGTCTTGAACTTAGAAAAGAATGGACTGCGAGACATTTGTTGTTGAATGTTTACTGTTCTAATATAGAATGAAAAGGCACTTTTGTCAAGTGCCTAGTCGGGGTGACAGGATTCGAACCTGCGACATCTCGCTCCCAAAGCGAGTGCTCTACCAAACTGAGCTACACCCCGTGGTGGAGAATAGCGGACTCGAACCGCTGACATCCTGCTTGCAAAGCAGGCGCTCTACCAACTGAGCTAATTCCCCAAGGCGGAAGCGGTTGGATTCGAACCAACGGTGCTACTAACACGGCAGTTTTCAAGACTGCTGCCATAAACCACTCGGCCACGCTTCCATTCATTATCATCCCAATGTCTTACAACGCCTGCAATAATAAATGCATTAGTCATAAAATATGTAGTGAAGATAATAGTGCGGATGATTGCAATATAATCTGCTTCATGATTTTTATCAGAAGATTTCTCACCTAATGCTTTGCACCAAAGTCTCCACATCAACGGATTTCAAATTCAAGTTTTTTAATTTTTCTTTGACGCCTTGCTTCTTGAAAAGCAAGATCATCTTGACTTAGTATACCAGTTTGCTTTTGCTTTGTCAAGCCTTCTGTGACAACGATTTGTGAAAGATCTACTGCTGAAATCTTGTCACCATAAATCGTTGCCTGATTTGGGCATCCGCAAACTATTCGCTTTGAGGAGCTCTTCAACTCCTTGCCGCATGACTTGCAGCGTATCGTTAATGTGTTTGAGTTCATTTCTAATATCGTCTAACTCTTCATGAATATCTTGATGATGAAACCTCAAAGGTTTTTGAATAATTTTTTTCAGTTTAGATGGTTTCATTTCAAAGTTGCTTTTGGTTATTTAGGCTATCGAAAAATTCTTTGCTTACAATTTTTGGATTATAACCTGGATAGAATTTTTTTGTAATAACCCCAATACCCATTGCAGTAATAGCACTGTCACAAAGTATCCAAACAGTTTTTGTATTACAATCCACTACATGTGGAAGAGGAAATTTATCTTTCATGTACTTATTATATCATGGGTGATGACAGGATCGAACTGCCGACCGCCTCGGTGTAAACGAGATGCTCTACCGCTGAGCTAATCACCCTGGAGCGAAATATCGGACTTGAACCGATGACATTCAGCTTGGAAGGCTGACGTTCTACCACTGAACTAATTTCGCAAGGTGTCGGTGAAAGGACTTGAACCTTCACGGGATACCCCACTGGAACCTAAACCCAGCGCGTCTACCAATTCCGCCACACCGACAAAAAAATGGGACTTACACAGCCATTGGCACGATGCCCATCGCACTTCCTTCACACTTGAATATTATAGCATTGTTCCCCAAATCTGTAAAGACCTTCTTGGATAAGGTGCTGTACTTGAAACTTGTGTCACAGAATGACTTTCTGCTTCTGTATTTATTACTAATGTTCCTGGTTCAGGACATAGTGCATGGAGTTTCATTTCATTGTCTTCCCACAGAAATAATCCTCCCCACTTTTTATTCCACTCATTCAAATATAAGGTAGCACCAAAAGCATAATTTGCATCTGTGTGCCAACGAATACCAGAATTTTTTAACCATACATTATAATTAACTGTTAATTTATCGTGTGATGGTAAATGCGATAATAATTCTTTTTTTATCTCTCGTTCTAAAAGGAAAGATACATCTGCAGATAAGCAAATGCCAGGAATATCAACAAACAATCCTTCATCCCAGGTAGTTTGATTAGAAGACCATGCACGTTGGGATATTAATGCATCTATTTCTTGATTACAAGCATTTAATAATTCATTTTTAATTGAGTTTTTTATAATTTTCATCAGGAGTTCTAAAATATTCGCGCAATTTTTCCATATCAAGTTTTATACTACCAAAATATGTTTCGTAATTCAATATACTATATTTTGTTATTTTGTGTTTACCTTCACTTATACTTAAAAGTCTAATATTTAGAGTGTTAACTTTCTCTTCAAGTTCTAAAGAGAAATTTATTTGTTCCCAAATAACCAAATATATTTCAGATTTAATTTGATCAAAAACTAATTCTGAATGAAAATATTCATTGGAAATAGATGAATACTGCTTAGAATTGATTTGTAAATCATTAATTCGTAATAAATCAATTCTTCCTTGGTGATTATATGCATCATCTTCTAGAACAAATTTGTCCTTCATGATTATAGTTTTATTATAAACTGGCATAGAAACTTCTAAACCATCATTAACTATTTTTACATCAAAGTAATTATCATTTTTTTTATATAAAGTTTCTGAAAAATTTTTATCGCTTGCTTTATTTAAAAATACAGGTCCTGTAGTTTCATTGCTACCGAAATTACTTACAATATCTCCAATTACTCCAGTTTTATAATAATTATCTACCCATTCAGATTTTATATAAGATAATATATGAATATTTGTACGAGAAAAAAAGTTAGATTTTATTTGTTTAAAGATTGCTTCACACACTGAAGCGTCACAAGTTGCTATATGATCTACCCCACCAACATCATTACAAAATTCAATCATCTTTAGAATTTTTTCCTCAAATGTAAGAGTTTCATTAGAAGTTTTTTTTGTGGTAAAAGTAGTAGGATTAATTCT